AAGGGGATGGTGGCTACATATTGATGTTGTGCTGTTGCTTTTTACTGAAAGCTGCTACTAACGACTCATAAATCTACCCTTAATCGTGTATTGGATGATAGTTGCGGATTTTAGGATATAAACGAAATATACCGATGATAGCAATCACCTCGCTCCCTCTGACGGCTGTGTCGGAAGGGTTCCAGTATGTGTATCAGGACTGGGAGTTTGCCAAGTGGATAGCGATAGCCATCTCTATCGATACCTTCCTGGGTGTATGGAAACATCTTATTCACAAGGATGCGTCTAGCGAATCCTTCTTCTCCAGGTTCACGAAGAAGATTGTAATCTACGTCTTCCTGATGATCCTGAGTAATTTTGCAAGTCATGCCACCGTAGAAGGCTCTACCGTTGGCCCGATGCAATGGATAGGAACCTATATCTGCGTGTTCATGATGGTGCGCGAGATATTCTCCATTATCGAGAACATACAGGCTATATATCCGATATTACCGAAGAACTTCGTAAAGCGCATGAAGGACTTCAACGACAAGGGAGATTACATCGGCGGCGGGCCTATCGGTTTTTCAGAAAAAGATGCGCCCGATGATGCATCATAGGTATACATTATTATAATATATATAAAGGTATGGCAAATAAAGCTCAATTAGCCTTCGCCCGTCAGGTGTATGCTGCGGCCGTGGAGGCAAAAACAGAAATAGATCCTGCCTTCGTTACTGCCCAGGCGATGCTTGAGACAGGATGGGGTTCAAGGGTTATCGGTAAGGCTAACCTCTTCGGTATAACCAAGGGCAGCCAATGGGACGGAGATATCGTCATGGTGAAGACTCATGAATATTTCAAGACTCCTAAACAGAAGTTCAAGGCGCCAGACCACATCGTCTCCGTGTGCAAGGTTGCCGGCAAAAATCTCTGGTATTATACCGTGATGCGTGCCTTCAAGGATTTCGATTCCGTAGGCGACTGCCTGAAGGAACATGAACGTCTCTTCCAGAAGTCAGGCTATAAGGATGCCTGGCCATACCGTAAGGACCCGTTCAAGTTTGCCCAGAAGATATGCGACGGGGTAGGGTGCAAGTACGCTACAGATCCTACGTATCTCACCACTATCACCTCGATTATCAAGACGATCCAGCGGAAGTGTGTATAAATTTTAAGTATTTTTGTTGTTATTTGTTGTTAGTGTGAATAGGTTTATAGGTTTTATTAAGGTTATTTTTCTAGTGCTGATTCCGCTCGCCCTGGTTATGGCATTCAAGGAGTGTCACGAACTCCGGGGCAAGTCGGAGCGCACGAAAGAGAATCAGGATATCCTCCTTCACAACGGCAGGGTAGAGATAGGACGGACGCAGTCAGGCAGGCCAAGAGCTTCCGTGCAGGCGATCACGTTGAAGACGTCTGACCTAAAGCGTAACCCCGACTCTCTCCTTGCCGTTAACAGGAAGGAACTCAAGATAAAGAACAGCCGGATCATGGCAGCAGCTACAACCTCTACCACCACCCAGGTAGACGTGAAGGCAGCCATCCGGCCGGTTCCTCACGATACATGCAGTCGGCTTCTTCCCGGTTCCTACCGACCGCCCGACGTCTCGCAGACGGTTTCCTGGAGCGATCCATGGATAACCCTGCGGGGCGAAATCGAGGGCGACAGCATGCAGGTGCATATCGAGAGTCGCGATACCCTCCAGATGATTGTTCATCGTGTACCGAAGAAGTTTCTCTTCTTCCGCTATGGGACCAAGGGTGTTCGCATGGAGGTGGTGGGACAGAACCCGCACTCCCGGCTCTCTTATCCCAGAATTATCATGTTTAAGAAATAAGTTTAAGTGTTTATCGATTTTAGTTAGGCTGAATTTTATATTAGATGTATCTTTTTTATACTCATGATTATTAGTTATAGTAGTATGATCTTCTAACATTGCACAAGCGTGTGTTCTAATTCTCATATGGAAATCTATCGTTCTTGTTGTAGAGTACGGTATTTCAAGTTTATCAAAATTATCAAAAAGCCCCGGTGCGAGATGCATCGGGGCTTTTTCTTGCTGTTTTCTGAAAATAATCAGCAAAATGTTTGATGGTTCCAGAGAAAAGTGCTATCTTTGCAGGCGTAATGATGACATTGAACTAAGGTTGTGTGCAGATTGAGCAGAGTTTGTACATAACAAGTGAAAAGAAATACAGCTGTGTGGCTCGTGCTGAAGGACTGCTCTCCGGATGCACGAGCCCTTTTTTATGATTATGAAACCAACAGACGATGACGACTGGATTCCTCAGCGTGGAGGTGGAGACGACCGCTCAAATGGCGGAACCGTGATACATCCCAAGAGCAGAGGCTAGAAGCGAGATGACGGTGATGATGGTGGCGGCAATAACAGTACACTTGATCACCGTCATCGCTTTTTCTATATGGTCGCAGCGGTTGGCAAGAATACTCCTGTTGCGGTCGATGATTTCCTGGTTATAGCTGATGGCATCGAGCAGGGTGTTGACGGAGTATATGGCGTTCATCTCTTCCTGGTTATGTCCATTCTTCAGAAGCCTGTCGATGTTTTCCTCCTGTATCATATTCCTGGGCTCGTTGCCTGTATGTCTGAAAGGGTGAACCCACAGAATCTGGTTTACCATGATGTATAGCGCAATAAAGATGCCTGCCCATAGAACAGCAGCAGTAGAGAGCTGCCATAAAGATGGGCTGGAGAATACGAATGCCGTGAGGGCGATGAACACCGTGAGCAGGAACCCGGTCATGGTGTAGGCGCGGTCGGTTGACTTGCGGAGCTGCTCAAGCGTGCTGCTTGCCATTCTGTCTGAGCGCTCCAGGATGATGCGGGCTGTGTGCTCGCTCAGGTTCTTGCGAACCTTGCCGGTTATTATCTTTTCCATACCTTATATATATTAATAGGTGAAACATTTCTTTTCTGCAAAGATACACTTTTTCCCGCTCATTTTCTACCTTTTCACATACAGAAAGCTTAAATATAATTAATACTACGATTTTTCGTACAAAATATTTGGCTACTACGAAAAATAGTAGTATCTTTGCAGAGTCTTAAAATAAAACGATATGAAGAAGATTTTAGTAACAGAAAAAGAGGAAGAACTGATAGAAGCTATCAGAAACTTCCGGAAGTCATACCCTAGAGGTAACCCACAGTTATTATGGTACGCTCAGCAGCTGTTTGATGAGATGATTGAGCCACCAGAGTATTACACCAAGTATTAACAACAGCCTTCCCTTCGGGGAGGGCATTAAAAAGCATAAGATTATGGAAGTAACAATGAAGCAGGCTAAGGACAGCACAGTAAAGCAGCGCATACAGGATATCCAGATGACGGTATCATGGCGCGAGATAGCACATACCTATTTCGGGAAATCGGCATCATGGCTTTATCATAAGCTCGATGGTATTGACGGAAATGGTGGTGTAGGCGGTTTTACCGAAGAAGAAAAGGTTATGCTCCGTGGAGCACTTTGCGATGTTTCCAATCGCTTGCGTGCGGCTGCGGACAGGATATAATGAGGCTGGGGCCATCGTTCCCCATAAGACAGAAGTCGCCATAGCCTTGTGGCGCATTGCAGTTAGCATAGCTAACATGTTCAATAACTCAACTCAGCCCCGGTGCAGCAGCGCATCGGGGCTTTTTCATTCCCCAAACCCCTCATTTTTTATGCTCTACAACATATTTAAGTGTTAATTATTCTCATCGTGAGAAAATTTCCCGATTTTTATTTGGCGGTTCCGGATTTTCTTCTTACCTTTGCCAACGCTTAAAAGACGATAGTAGACTATCCGGCAGGGCGACCGTTTCGCCTATGGCTTCTGGCCGCAGGCTTTTTTTATGCCTAATCGGGAAAAATATTTTTCCTAACTGGGAAAATATATTTTCCTAACTGGAGAAATAATTCTCGCAATAAATGGCGGCTGCATGAACCGTAAGATTTGATTAGTCCTTCCGGATAAGTCATCGTCTTTTAAGCAACGGGGAATGCAGCCGCCACCCTTTTGTACAATCGGCTGTTAATGCTTAAAAGACGATGCAATATGCAGAATTCTATTTTATTAAGTGATGCTCAGGTGCGCCCTGCAGGCATCAGCGTAGAGGAGGGCATGAAGGCCCTCAAGTGTGAAATCAGGAAGCTCGCCAAGACCAAGAGCGAGACCTTCTCCTACCTTTGCGGGGAGGCGGTTACGTATGGCGAAGTAGCTATGACCATGGCAGGTTTCTTCGCCTTCATGGCAGTAGCTGTATTAGGCGGCTTTCTTATGGGAGGGGAGGTGATGTAGTTATGGCAAAGAAAAAGAAATCAGCCGTTGAGGAACGTCTGGCTGAATACAAGATGTTCTATCCCGACACTACGATTACCCGTATCGGAATCGATAGCAATCAAACAGTCTCTCACAAGGATGGTCTGGAGCTGAGCAAGATGGTATGCCACATGACGCATAGCGGTCTGCTGCAGTTCGTGATATCCAATCACAGGATGTACATCTTCAAGTCGAGAGCGTTTCTGAAGGTGGCAGACGGTTTCAAGAAGGGAGCCAAGGTAAGGTTCCATGATCCGCGCACGCCCGATGACCACCGTGAGAGCGTAATTCTTGCCGACGGGCTGCGCTATGATGGCGGCATTCCTTTCATCTGGACTGAGGGCAGCGATGCCGACTGTTTCATGGAGTGCAACACCTTCGCGGTATATTGGCGCCCGGTAGAAGACAAAAAATAACTGTCTTTTTCAGATTAGAGAAAAGTGAGTAATTTTGCAGTATAAATACTATAATTTATTGATTATGGATACAGACAGGCAAAATAACTACACAAGCTATCTAGGCTATTTGTCTTCGAGTGGGACCACCTATCGCAAGATAGGGCTTGCGGCAAAATACGTCCTCACCTTCCTTGAGGAAGCTGACGAGATCAGCCGCAGGGGTTACCAGAGATACAAGCGTGCTCACGCTTCAGAACTTTCCATCATGCCCGGTGCTACCGATGCCATCCTCGACTTTCTGTCGTTCATCGGCGTAGGCTACAGCCGGGCAAAGCGCAAGGTGAAATCGCTGGAGAAGAAAGAAGATATCTGTGCACGAAACGAGAAGAAGGTGAACGAGTTCATCGAATGGCTGGACACCGAGTCGGACGCCAGCGAACGCACCCGTGAAACCTACCGTTTTGCTATCAGGAGTTTCTTTTCTTATGCCGACGAGTTCAACCAGGAAAACGTGAAGCGGTTTCTGAAGACGCTGGAAGAGCAGAAGATGAAGCCCGCCACCATCAACAACCGCATGTGCGCCCTGGTGAAATACTCCAAGTTTGCGAAAAAGCCCATTTCCGTGAAAAGGGTGAAAACTCAGCGCAGGCTCTCTACAGACAATATACCTACGGAGAAGGAGTATCAGGCGCTGCTGGCTTATCTGAAGCAGAAACCCAACCGGGACCCTTACTACTGGCTGAGGATTCTTGCCACTACAGGCCTTCGCCTGCATGAGTTCATGAAGCTCTCGTGGGAGGATGTAGCCAATGGCGAGGTGGTTCTGAAGGGCAAGGGCAGCAAGTTTCGCCAGGTGTTTTTTCAGAAAAGCCTTCAGCAGGAGGTGAGGGAGTATATGAAGGAGACGGGCAGGACGGGACATCTCTGCATGGGCAAGTATGGTCCCATGACCGACAAAGGTTTCTCCGAAAGACTGAAGAGTTGGGGCGACCATCTGGGCATAGCCAGGAGCAAGATGCACGCCCACGCCTTCCGCCACTTCTTTGCCAAGCAGTATCTCAAGAAGAACAAGGATGTGACGCAGCTTGCCGAACTCCTTGGCCATAGTAGCTTAGACACAACAATGATTTATTTACAGAAAAGTCATGACGAACAAAAAAGAGACTTTAATAGAAATGTTACGTGGTAACATAGCGAACGTTCATGCAACTTGTGATTTATTCGAGGATGTGAGCATCTACGATGATACCGGCCATGTGGATTTATCCTTCTTAGAGGTAATGCTGAAGTTACTCAATGAAGTGAAATTTGCAGAGCTGTGTCTCACCCGAAAGCTTTCCTATCTGCTTGCTCCTGACTTCGCAGACGAAACAGAGGGCAAGTCTTCCGGCAAGCAGGACGGGAAGAAGCTGTCAGCAGAGGAAGTCCTCAAGCAATGTACGTTCAAGGACAATATACTCTATCTGCCCAATGTGCAGCTGAGCAAGAAGACCTATGCCGACGTGAAGCTCTGGATAGAGGAAGCCGGCGGCAAGTGGACGGGCGGCAAGGTGCAGGGCTTCAGCTTCGACTTCGACGCCACCCGAGTGGCAGGCATACTGATGGAGGGCAAGCGGTGCAATCTGGCCAAGGACTTCCAGTTTTTCGCCACGCCACCCGAGGTTGCCGACTGGCTGGTATCGCTGGCAGGCGATTTCAGTCCCGACTGCAAGGTTCTGGAGCCTAGTGCAGGAACCGGAGCCATCATCGATGCCATCCACAGGGTGCAGCCGGACGTGGTAGTAGATTGCTACGAGCTGATGCCGGAGAATAAGGAGAAGCTTTCCAAGCTGGATCATATCCGCCTGCTAGGCGACGACTTCACCCAGGCAGAGCACCCTTCGGAGTACGACCTGATAGTAGCCAACCCTCCCTTCTCGAAGAACCAGGACATCAGGCACGTGATGCAGATGTACCAAGATCTCAAGCCCGGCGGAACCGTGGCAGCCATTACTTCCAGGCATTGGCAGCAGGCTTCGGAAAAGGCATGCAAGGATTTCCGCGCATTCCTGGAAGAAGTTTCCGCCCAGGTTTACGAGATAGAGGAAGGCGCCTTCAAGAAGAGTGGTACGGGCGTGGGAACTATCGCCATCGTGATTAACAAGAAATGAGTGAAAAAATAGCCAAACATCACTCATATGTTTGTCCTTTGACGCACAGCAAAGATTTCGTACCTTTGCAGCGTGAGAATTTTAACACAAATGTTTATGTACAACTTAATTTAAATTGATGATTATGGAGAATAATAATAATCAGGAACAGAATACCGCTACTCAGACAGCGCAGAACTTAACATCAGGTAATACCGGCACGCAGGATAAGCCGCTCACAACAGAGGGCTTCCATACGCTGCTTGCAGCCAACACATTTGAACTCTCGAAGGCGAGAATAGCCTACGCCACCGAGATTGCCGACCTTCAGCAGGAGTATGATAACACCATGGACACCATACTGGAGAAGGAGCACCAGGCGAACTATGAACTCCGTGAAGCCCGCGAAAAGTTCGAGAAGGCCAAGGAGGAGTATGAACTGTTCCTCAGAGAGTTGAAGAAAGAGCGCAACGAGGCCGGGCGAACCCACAACGAGGGCAAGGCAGAAGCCAAGAACCGCTGGGCTGCCGTCAACGAGCAAATTCAGTCCATCCGCCACAACATCTTCGAGCGCTATAGAAATTCTGGGGGGGCACTCTCACAAGGTACCGAAGGACTCCTGCACCCAGCCTGGACCAAAGACAAGAAAGGAGAAATGAGCGATGAAGAACGATAGAAGCAGAAGAAGGCATATCGCCAAGCTGACAGCCAAGGAGATTAAGTCTTGCCAGTTCTTTGCTGTTTCAGGCAGAAGAATAAACGCCCATAAGGTGGAAATTAAATTTCAGGGAGACAACAATGTTGTTGTATCAGCCGTATTCTTTGATGATGCGCCACACAAGCAGACAATTATCCGATGGTATGATCATCGCTACTATACTCTTCCATATGGAGCTAAGGAGGCTAAGCCACTCAATATGACTTTGGCCAAGTGGAAATCCATGAACAACGGATAAGGGGCTCCAGAGAACAAGCCAATCAGTAACAATAATAATTAAACTAGTAAATTATGGAAAATCAGAATAAAGATGCTGCAGCTAATGTTGTAGCCAACGTACAGGAAGAAAGAATGCACCCTATCTTTGAGGAGTGCGAAGTGATGGTTGCCGGCAAGCCGGCACGCGAACACATGCTCAGCATGAACGGCATGTACATCTCGGGCATTACCGATGAACAGCTCAAGGAGATGCACGAGAAACTGACCGAACTGCTGACAGGGGAGAAACCTATGAAGTACTTCTATGCAGAAGTAATAATTCCTTCTAAGGACGGCCACTACGATGTCCGCCACGATATGGTAACCAGTTCGACTGACGAAGGCACATTCCCGTTGACGAAAACCATTCAAGGTGCCAGAGATCGGCATCTTGAAGACGAGTCGCTCGATTTAAATCGCATTCATGTTTCGTCTGTCTTCGAGATAAACAAGGCAGACTACAATATGTTCATCGCAACCCGAGTGCTCGCTAACAAAAAAGAATAGTAGTTTTCTAGTTTATCATGTTATAAAGTGACAAATATTTAAATTTAGTCAATTCTCTAATTAAGGATGGCTGCCCGTGAGGGTGGCCATTTTTTTCTGGAGCATAAATTTGGTTTTTCAGAAAAAGTGGTGTATCTTTGCACCCGAGAATTAGTAACACATTAAAATATACAGATTATGTTAGATACTTTCTTTGGCTTCGTGCAGTTCGTGTCGTTCGTGATTGCGCTTGTTCTTGGACCGTTTGTTGTCGGCTCGAGGATGTTTGCAAAATGGCTTGTTTATCTGACTTTATGTACCATATTTACTCCTTTGTTTGGAATACTTATATACGTAAAGTTCTTCAGGTACTAGTCCTTTGCCATATACTCGTCTGTTATTATATTTGCATTGCTAATTAGTAATGTATAAAGAATATGGTAACAGACAGTCTTGTTAAAAAGAAATTTGTTCACGAGACTCTTCAGGAAGGTATCCTGAAGATATACTCCACACAGGAGAACGTGGTGCGCAGCAACTTCCAGCGCCGTACCGGAAGACTTCTCACCACGCTTTCCGCACACTCGTTCGACAGCCAGATTTCGGGCGAGAACCGCACCATCTTCGTGCGCATCCTTCCTTATCTCCGTTTCCTCGATATGCAATACCGCCAGCGCAACGACCGCATCAGCAAGTTCAAGCGCAGGAACCTTGCACTCTACAACCGTGTGGTATGGGGCGTGCTCTATCACGAGACGTTCCCTAAGCTCCGTTATGGCTTCACGGATGAGATACGCCAAGGCATCCGTCAGGAACTGGAAAAGTCACTCAACCCTCAAAAATCATAAGTTATGGCAAGTAAACATTTAACGGAAGACGAAATTCGCTACACCGTCGATGTGAAGGCGGCAGCAGCCCAAAAGGAAATATACCGGCTGGAGCAGCAGAGCAAGAAGCTGCGCTCCGAGAACAAGGCACGACTCAGCCAGATGATTCAGCTGGAGGCAGCTGGCAAGAAAGAGACTGATACCTACAAGAACCTCAAGAAGCAATATACCGAGACTGGTAAGGAAATTCGCAACCTTACCTCTCAGATAGGCGAGCAGACCAGTAAACTCAATGTGCTTGATATGACTATGAGTCAATTGAAGAAGCAGCAGAAAAGTTTGCAGAAGGAATTTGAAAACACCTCAAAAACGCTCAACCCAAAACTTTATGATATATTGGAGCAAAAGTTGCAAGAGGTAAGCAGTAGAATGGCTGAATTGAAACAGAACGCTAAAAGTTTTGGTGAACTTGCGGCTAGCGACCAAGCTAACGGAATGCTATATGGTAACATGATGACCAAGGCAGCAGAACTCTTTGGTAGTTACGCACAAGGTTTCAAAGATTCCGTCAAAGAACTTATTGATGGTGGCTTGGAGATGGCAGAAACCGCCGATGGTGTGACCAAGGCTTTCAAGGATATGGATCAGCCTGACCTCTTGGAGAATCTTCGCAAGGCAACCAAGAACACAGTCAACGATGTGCAATTGATGACCGCAGCCGTGCAAGCCAAAGACTTCCACATACCACTCGAAGACCTCGGTAAGTACTTGCAGTTTGCCCAACTGAAGGCACAACAGACAGGCCAGTCGGTTGACTACATGACCAACAGCATCGTGACTGGTTTGGGCCGCAAGTCCCCGTTAATCCTCGATAACCTGGGAATCTCTGCAGCAGAAATCTCAGAGAAGACCAAGGAGACGGGCGACTTCATGAAGGCTGTGGCAGAGATTGTAGATACCCAGCTGGCTGCGGCTGGAGAGACCTATATCAGCGCAGCCGACCGGGCAGCCCAGAAGACGGTAGAACTGCAGAACGCCCAGAAGGCTCTGGGAGATGAAATCCTCCCGCTCAAGGAACAATGGGATGATGCCTATGCAGATATGCAGCTGAACACCATCAGTCTTATTTCCTGGTGTGTAAAGCATCAGGGCGTAGTGAAGACGCTAGGCATCCTGCTCACAGCCTTCACGGTTGTAGCGATTGCTACCAGCAACGCCATCAAGACAAATATCGTTGTAACCAAGGGTGCAGCTGCAGCCCAGCAGGCATGGAACGTAGTCTGCGCTACCGGAACCGGACTCATGAAACTGCTGCAGGCGGGCTTCTACCTGCTCACGGGCAGGGTGACGCTTGCCAAGAATGCCTGGACCGCCATGAACGCAACGATGAAGGCAAGTGTCTTCGGTCTGATTACTGCAGGAGTAGCCGCACTCTCCCTGAAGTTATGGGATATGCATAAAAAGCAGAAGGAGGCTGCCGCATCGGCTAAGGAACTGGAAACCATGGAGCGGGATCTGAACACCCAGGTGAACGAACAGACCGCCAAGGTAAAACAGCTCAACGAAACCATGCGCAACGAGAAAATCTCCATGGACCGCAGAAGGGAGGCTCTCAATGAACTCAAGAAGATTATTCCTGGTTATAACGGACTGCTCTCTGAAGAGGGAAGACTTACCAGAGACAACAAGAGTGCCATCGATGACTACCTGGTTTCTCTGGAGAAGGAAATCAAGTTGAAGGCATACAAGGACAAACTGGTGGATCTGTATAAGCAGAAAAGCGACCTGGAAGATAAGAGGGATGAGCAGGATAAAACCTATCATGACGCCAAGACAGACAACATCCTTCACCCTCAGAACGGCTTTATCCGTGGTGTCTCCAAGTTCTTCGGTACAGATACGGAAACGAATGCCAAGAAGGCGCTTAACAATACCGAGCAGCAGATAGACCGCGTAAACGGAAAGATAGATGAGCTGAACTCCAAGATTGCGGATATCGGTATTGTGATTCCTAAAAAAGCCAGAGGAAACGGCGGTGGCGGCGGTGGCAGAACGGGCAATCATACCGGAACTGGTGGCCATACCAGAACCACAAACACCACCTCCAAGCCTAACCCCGATGATATCGCATCGAAGAAGTTTTCAGAAAACCGACAGGCAGATATCGATGCCGCCAATCAGGATTACCAGCAGGACCTCAACAACTGGAACATGGCTCTTGCGCAGAAGAAGGTGTCTCAAGAGAAGTACGACCTCGCCATGCAGGCTCTGAAGACCCAGCATACCGCCAACATCCTCGCCATCGAGACCTCGTATAGCGAGCAGTCGCAGAATATCGGAATTGCGGATGGCGCAAAGAAGAAAGCGCTCCAGGATAAACAGCAAGCGAACCTCCGGGCTGCAGAACAGGCTCATTTCGAGCAGCAGGTGGCAGTAGAGCAGGCTTACCAGGATGCCCTGGCAAAGGTGATGGAGCAAGGGGAGACGCAGCAGGTACTGACTCTGGAGCAGCAGCGCGACCAGAAACTGGAAGTGCTGAAGGGATATTATCAGGCTGCGCTCAATATGGCCAAGCAGAACGGGGAAGATACTGCCCAGCTGGAGAAGGCATATAAAGATGTGCAGACCCAGATAGAGGCGGAATATACTGCCAAGCATAATGAGCAGCTTGCCCAGCAGGCTGACAAGGAGAAGCAGGCTAGGTAGGCTCTCGGTTTTGATCAGCAGAGTGAATACGACCGTCAACTGGAATTACTTCAGCAGGCACTCGATAACCAGTATATCACTCAGCAGGAATATGAGGAGAAAGTGCAGCAGTTGAAGAGAGATTCCTTTATGAAGCAGGCTCAGTACTACACAAACCTCTTCAGTAATGCCGTGACTTCGCTGCAGAATGCCGAGATGGCGAACGTGGATGCCAAGTATGATGCAGAGATTAAGGCGGCCGAGGGCAATACCGCACTCCAGGAGAAGCTGGAGAAGAAGAAAGCCAACGAAAAGCTGAAGATACAGAAAAAGTATGCTGACGTGAACTTTGCCATGCAGGTAGCTCAGATTATCTCTAATACTGCAGTATCTATCATGAAGGCATACAGCGAGTTGGGTCCGATTGCCGGAAGTGTTGCTGCAGCCCTGATGGGTGTGACCGGTGCAGCCCAGCTGGCCGTAGCAAATGCTGAGCGCCAGAAGGTGAAGCGCATGACCCTCAACGGAACAGCCAGCGGAACCAGTTCTGCCGGCTCCCGTGTGGCAAGCGGACGCGAGAGTGGCGGACGCATCGATGTAGAGCGCGAGCAGGATGGCAAACACTTCAACGCCGAGTATGCACCAGGCAAGCGCGGGTACGTAGATCATCCTACCGTTATCGTAGGTGAGGGACCTAGAGGCAGGAGTAAGGAGTGGGTGGCATCGAATGCAGCCCTGGAGAACCCTACCATCGCTCCGCTCATCAACCTGATGGATGCGGCCCAGCGTGCCGGGCAGATAAGAACCTTTGATATGAGCAAGTATCTGATGGCCATGCAGGGCAGGGCGCTGGGTGGAAGCATCGCCCGGCAGTCTGCCCGGATCAGTCCTGAAACCGCGTCAGGAGGGGCAGATTTTTACGTCCGGACGCAGGAATCTGCGCATCGCGATGCTGGAAATGCTACGTCGGGACGCAATAATGACGAGCTTCTGGAACTGCTCAGAGAGCTCAAGAGAGACGGAATCCGCTCGTTTGTATCACTCTCGGATCTGGACGCCAAACAGGAACTGAGAAACCAGGCGAGAAAGTTTGCTAAAAAATAAAATCTTCTGAACATGAAAATAACAAATCTGGATAAAGGAAAGGCCTACCAGCTTGGCGAAGACGCCAAGCTGGAGGTAGAACGTACCAACCCGTTCTTCAACGATTACGGGGAGACGACCTCCCCGCTGGATATTCCGGCAAGCGATTACAACCGCATGATACTGAACTATCCCGATACCTTCGGGATGAGGGATAAAATGGTGGCTACGAACGTAAGCATCGAAGACGGCGAGTATTTCGCCCAATGTCGGCAGATTGTTCTCTCGGCACAGCACAAGGGAAACATCTCCTCTTCCTTCTATATCAACGATGGATCCTTCTACTCGAAGATACAGAACGTAAAGCTGAAGAGCATCTTCAAGGATGAGATGATACCCGGGTGCACGACCGTAGACGAGTGTATCGAGTTCTGCAAATCTCTCGTAGGTGGCAAAAACGAGAACTATGATATCTTCCCGGTTCTGCTTACCGATGACTCGGGCATGGACAAGGAATATACTTATAAGATACTGAACAAGCTGGGCAGGCTTCAGAAACTTCCTAATGCCAACTACTGGAGATACAAGGAAGGTGGCGGCTACGAGTATGTGGCTGCCCCGGAAGAATTCGGAGTAGTTCTCTGCAACACAGGAGACAATACCTTCTGGAACGTATATCCGGTTACGGAATATGTAAACGAGATACCGATCAGTCTGGATAAGGGTTATTATATATCCCCGTTCATCCGTGCCAACTATGTTCTCAAGCGTGTTTTCAAATACTTCGGGTATGACCTCAAGGAGAATTTCTTCACCAGGACGAAACCATTTAATAAGATGGTGTTGCTTAATAATGTGATAGACGTGATGGTGAACGGGCATATCCGCATCGAGGATCTTCTTCCGGACGTGTCGGTATCAGATTTCCTCTCAGTTTTTCGGAAAAAGTTTCTTTGCGAGTTCGTGTCTGACGAAGGAACCCATACCGCCGATATCATCTTCCTGAGAGATGTGGCAGATAGCGCTCCGGTTGCGGATCTCACCCGCCAGATGACCGAAGAGCCTACCTTATCTTATAAGGCTGCATCCGATTACAAGCGCGTGGTCCTGCGTGCGAAACACCAGGCAGACAGCGATGCAGAAGACAGCTATGACGATATCAAGGATATGGTAGCGAAGAATTCTGGCGCCTACTTCAGTAACGAAGAAGGCTGCTTCTACAAGGACGGATTTTCCGGCAACTATAAGGTGAAAACCAAAATAGGGGAGTGTTCCCAGAGTTACGATGCCGGCGAAGATGATATAGATACGCAAGACGTGGAGATACCGGAAATGATACCGGAAGTAAGAATGCTGCAGTATAAGCAGGAAGTGGACGGAGAGACTATCACGAGAGATATGGGCAGATGGCTGTATATCGGAGATTATGCTACGCTCAACTCTTCGATGAAGGTGGCAACGGAAGACAATTCAGAAACCAGCGAAGATGCAGTTACGACTCCCGTTATGCTCGCCTTCCCATACATGGGAACCGATAACATGCCTTGCGGAACCGTGACGGCATACGATATTCATGTATCAGTTTCGGACAAATTCGGTACACATCGGCCAGCAGATCCTACACCCCGGAAACTGTTCGACTATTCCCTGGTATATAATGGCGAGGACGGCATCTTTGAGAAGTTCTACCGGCAGTATGATCTCCTGCTCAGGAATTCACTCCAGGAACTCAAGGTAAAACTGCTCCTCTCCCAGTCGCAGAAGCAGAATCTTCCTTCTTATGCAAAGGTTGTGATCAGAGGTGTGAGTTTCTTCTTCAACAAACTGAAGTTTACCCTCGGAGGAAAGAGCGAACCGACGGAAAGCGAGCTCAGAACCATCGCTCTCACTACTCCTGTTAACGAGGCAGAGAGTCTGGAAGCCGTCATGCCGGCGATGAACTGCGAATACGAGTGGCTCGGATTCGAAGAGACGGTAGAGGTATCTAAGGATGATTACAGGAATTCAGGAGATGACAGGGACCGCACTTTCAAGATTATCTATCCTCCTCTCCCTTCAGCTGAGTATGTTGGCCAGAAGTATGGTCTGCAGAAATCTTTCGTGAGTCAGAAAACCCGACACGCAACGATGTTCCGTCACAGCAAATGGGTGTACCATTGCACGACTACCTGGTTGGAGTGTATCAAGGTGTAAAGGCTTCAAGTCCTTTGCTATGTACCTGTATTATCTTAATTTTGTGATAAAAATAAAACAAGATTAAGATGATACAGGTTTTATTATATCCAGATGCTCTGAGCATGGTAGGCTCCATGAATGCCTTCGAGATATACTGCAGCTCGAAGACAGATGTGGTTTTCGCCCTACGGTATCAGGGCTCAAGCGCAAATATCGTCCAGCATACCTATACGCCGAACGATAAGAACCGAATCACGGTGTCCGTCAAGGATATCATCCTTCCTCTGCTCAGTTTCGAGGTGAAGGACAGTATTGAACCTTATATCCAGCCGAATATCATGAAAGCCTTTGTGGCAACGGTTTACGAGGTTGGCAGCGAAGACAGCAAGAAGGAGATTTCCTTCTCTGTGATACGTGCCGGCGTGGACCGGTTGGCAGATTCGGCAGCAAATTTTCTGAAAACCAATTTTCTCACCTGGCAGCCGCAGACGAAGGAGGTAACCTATTACTCTCCGGAATTTCTCACTTATTATGCAGCTGAAGCTAGCGAGATGAAGTGTAAGGCGTATGTACCGAACGGACAGGGCTACGAAGAGAAGGTGCTGACGCTGGCAAGCCTGGAGGCAGGAAAGGTATATACTGTTCCGGTACAATACGCTATTATCGCCAAACTGCTAGGCGATGGCATTCTGCCACATGTTTACGAAATCTGGGTAGAGCAGGCTGGAGAGCGGGTTACCTATGTACAGCAATACTTTGCGGGCGGTATGAAGAGCGAGGAAGAAGAGTGGTTCCTGTTCGAGAATTCGCTGGGAGGTGTAGACTGTTTCCGTGCTTACGGCAACAGCGAAAATACTGCAGAACATACACATAATGTGGCAGAAATAGAGGAAGACTCTGAAGAATACCGCGTAGATACCACCCGGAAGTTTAAGAAAAACACCGGGTTCCTGGATAAGAAAGAGCGCCAATGGCTGCTCGATTTCTTCCCGTCTCTGGGCAAGTATGTTTACCATGGTAGCGCTCTCAGGAAGATAACCGTTATCGAGAGCGATGTGAACTACGAGGCGAAGGAACTGCCTTCAGACTACACCTTCACCTACAAATATTCAGATGCCCGTCCGTATCTGAACCTATCCCGCTCGGAAGTCGGAAGCTTTAAGCAACTGGATATCCAGCTTCCGGATCTGGGAAATTTTACTATCGCCCCGCGACTTGTTGAGTGCCAAAGGCTGACGCTTAGTAGCGGGGCTCTCTTCCCGGTTCAGAACCCATATTCAGAAGAGTGGGGAGTAACTACGCTGGCAGCCATCTTCACCCAGCTTGTAGGGCAACTGTCAAGTTCTTATACTGGCGGAGGTGGCGTTGGCCATAGTCATAAGAATATCGATGTGCTGGACGCCCTGTCGGAATTCAACGGATATATTACCTATCTCGACAAGAAAATAAAGGCAGGATATGCCGATGAAACCGATGATTTTTCTGAAAATGGCAAGGCTAGCAAGAAGATACTCCGCAAGGATATCGAAGATACGGCAAGCGCCCTGATCAAGTTTCTTTCAGGTACACAGTTTGGTGGTTTTATTCCTGGAATACTTACAGGTTCGGGAGGACGTATCGATGAACGTGGAAACGCTGAGTTCGAGAGCATTATATCTCGCAGCTCCATCATCGCTAAGGAGCTTATCGTCAACCGCCAGACGGCAATGGAGAGCAACTTTGTGTTTACCGAATCCGGACTGGTTGACTCTGTAGAAGAGAATGCTCCCGCTACTGCAGGCGACAATATTACCTATACCCTGCAGTTGCAGAAACGGTGGGAAGGCGATTTTACTGCCTTTAAGGAAAACGATGTTATCCTGGCATCTGTCAACGCTCTCGCTACTGGCGGCAAGTATTATGATATGTGGATGAGAGTCCTGTCTGTCAATACCGTCAAGAATACCATCGAGGTAGTATGTTACCCAGATAGCGAGGTTCCTTCTGGGGCAAACCATCCTCCATGCGAGCTGGCTAGGCTGATCCGCTGGGGTAATGCTACAGATGAAGACAGGCAGAGTTGCTGGTATATTTCATCTTCAGAGGGCTTACTCGTATGGCTCGATCATGTTACTAAGCCTATTATCGACAAGTCAAACTATTCGCTCGCCATCGGTAAGCTTCCGGACGCGCTCCACTTCGTCTTCGCTAACTATCCTCTGGCCGACAAGCGCGATGGAGCCTTCTATGCTAAATATTTGGCGGTTCAGAATATCATCCGTACAGACTACCAGGGCAACGTTAAACAGGATGTTGTTGACCGCGGAAAATGGTCTCTTGATACGGCGAAGAGTGAGGAACCTTACAGGTGTATCGCTACTGAAGTACATGACGTATGGCACTACGGCTGCAGGTGGCGCTGTCTGGAAGACAAGACTCAGGCAGAGCCTAAATATGCAAGTACAGGCTGGGCGTTCGTTGAGGGCAACCCGGAATTCAAGGTCGAGATGACATCTGCTCAAGGATGGAGCTTTGATTGCGACGAAATTTCCAAACTCAACGATGAAGGCCAATATAACGTTTTTACCACGCTTTCGTTCGAAGCTACTCTCTACAACCGGTCAGTTAATGACTATGTTGAAGCGAAAAGAGTTATATGGACCAGAGATACCGGTAATGTGCAGGAAGATAACGCCTGGGCTATCGAGCATGCTGATGCAGGCTTTGCCGTTCCGATTACCTGGAAGGATCTCGGAACCAACGCAGACGAGAGGTGGAGTTGCAAGTTTAAGGTCGAGGTGGAACTTCTGGAAGAGACGGTCCAGCCATCTCGCTCAAGAGTTGCCTATGCAGAATCTTCGATATTTGTGTAATCTTTAAATAATTTATTGATATGGTAATGATAATCGGTTCTAAAACCAGAAAGTTAAATGTAAAATACACTCCGCTGGACGCGATCTGCGAGATTGTTCCTTATGGAGGAGTTCCTGACCGGCAGGCATATAATAGCCGTGATGGAGGCTGGAGCCCTAACTACAAGACCGGCGCCCACCTCTGTCTCTTTCCTCATTGTAATGCCATCAATCCGAATTCGGAGACGGTAAAGGCTTATGTGAATGACGAGCTGACTTCCATCGCGTGGTACGAGCTGGTATACAATTCAGCTTTGAAAAAGTACGTCCGTGGAACTCAGATTTCGACAGGAGATGATTATGAAGTCATCGGAGACTCTTCCGACGGACTAGTTAAGGGTATGCTTATCGTTAAGAGGAATTCGCCTGTTAATGATCCTATCAGACTGGAATTCGAAGCATCGTATACCAATCCGCTATCGAAACAGGTAATCCGGTATCTCGGGCAGAAGACCGTCTTCTGTGATGATACGGAACGGCCTATTCCGGTGCTTCACGTGACCCCTATGGTATCTGTATGGAATCCGCTTACCGATGCGAAGAACGTTACATTCGAGGCTATGCTGACGGACGGAAAAACAGATGTGACAAACAGCAAGAATACTCGTTTCTTCTGGTATCGCAAGGCCAATATTTCCGGCGAAACCTATTCTCTGGAACTGATTACGGGTTCAGCAGATAAGGATATCGATGTGGTATCCCTCCCTACAAAGGCGGCGGTAGTTGATGGTAAGGAAGTGACGGTTTCAGGCAACAAGCTAACCATCGATCAAGACCTGATAGGCGATGCAGAATATTACGTATGCAAAGCTATGTACAGGGTTGGAGGATTGAAGTCGAACGATTCTTTGGGCGATACTGATCCGAGCGAAGAGTTTGCTGCCTTGAGAAAAATGCCGGCATACGAGCCGTCTTATTCCGGGGTTGGCAATACGGACGATGAGAATCTGTCATACATCAATCCGACAGCTCATCTCTTTGTAAAAAACACGGAGATAAATAATATTGAGGAATTCTTTAAAATTCGGTGGCATGTAAAGAAACCTGGTGATACAGACTTTAAAGTCGTAGCGGAAGGCCTGAGTCCGAAGATACCATTCGTTAATGGCATGGCCATTAAAAATACGATGGAAGATCTGGGAGCGACTAAAATCTTCGTCGACGATAACGGCAATTATCTGGTTGATGAAGACGGGGCTATCATAGTGGGTAAGTAATTGTTTAATCTTTAATTTATAGAATATGATTTATTATATCAAGGTGACACCTGAGGTTGCAAAAAGATTCTGCAACCCGGTACTTAGAAACAGAACAAAGGATGGAAATATCCTGCTCTGGATGGGCGACTTGAACCAGGTTCCTGGTGATACGCTCAAGGAACGGGCCAACTATGTAGGAGGCGCGCTTCTGACAACCAATCAAGCTAACGATGAATACTGGGGTTATACTGACGACCTTGCCGGGTGTTATACTCCAGACTATTTCGGAGGGCAGAAAGATAACGATACGCCAGACTCAGAGGCTACAGACAAAGGTTCTGAAGAAACTTCAGAGGATGACGAAGCAGACGGTAACAATAAAGAAAAGGAGGCTTAATTATGGGAAATAAAGCGCAGGCGGTAGGTTCCGTAGAATACACTAAACAGGGTGGAACCTACTTTATTAAGATGGTAAGTGATTTTGGCGATATCCGTCAGAAATACGCATCATACGATGTCAACAATAACGCGGCATCAGGCATAGTACCGGATTTCACAAACCCGGTACAACAGCCTACTATTGAGGCATACATAACGAACAGTAAGAAAGGTGCTGAGGTATACCCGAATCATGCTAAGTGGACAGCCAACGGTGTCGAGCTTACATTCGGGGCAGACGGTATATCTACACAGAATTTCTACGGAGAGACCGGGCACTTCAAGTATATCGCTGCTGATGCGAAAAAGAAGACAAGAGCCGGGCTTAAAATTCTCAAGAATCTTGTCGTTCCATTCAATGCGACTCCGGTACTTATCGAGTTCGTTGGAACCGTGGCAGATGGTAATAACTCTAAGAAGATACCAGGTTCTTACACCATTCCTGTTCTGGAAAGTACCTCAAATGGTATGATGGTTCGCATATCGGCAAGCAATGGAGGCATTCTTGACAAGGATCATGCAAGCATTAAACTGAAGGCAAACATCGATGATACCGGTGGAGCAATTATCAGTAACCCGACCTATACCTGGGAAGCAACAGGTGATTCCGGAGATTTCGAGGCTTTGGGCGTTGGGTATACTGGTAAGGAAATCACGGTAAATCTGACAGATGTAAGCAACGCGAGACTCTATAAGGTTACCGTAGCCGGCATCGGTTCAGACATCCAAAGAGTAGAGGACCATACGGACGAACTCAGAGTCGTTCCTAACCCAACCCCGCCTGAGGAGGAAATCATAGAGGGTTCGAATGGTAATGTGACCTGGGCTCCAAAAATGTATCGCGGAGAAACCTTAATCAACTCGGGGGTTACGTTCGCTATGAAATTCTACAATCCGGCAGGTACTCCGATTAATGTCGCTACACCATTCTGCATTACAGAGGATGAGGTGGCGCAGAATGGAGGCGCAAATTATGTCATAACAGGTTTAATTCAGTAATAATGAATTATGATAGAAGTAGCATCATGTGTAGGCACGGTTAAATATATCAGAAGAGGTATCAGCGCAATTTCTTACGAGATTGCGCTGGATACAAATTCCATTACTTCTGATGGCGAAACGGGTGAATTCCTCACAACTAACTTGGGCAATTTCCGTTTCATCAAGCATGTTGGCGGCGATAGCGAGGAACAGCAGGATGTCTGTAGCACCTATAACTATCTGGTTATGTTCATCGGATCAGGTGGCACTTGCATCATGATGAAGTATCCGAACGGAACAGGAGGTTATAAGTATTCCACCTTCAGGGGTAATTGCAGTATCTCAGACGCGATGGAAGCATGTAATGTCAGCGAAGGTAGCATCAGGCTCATCAAGTTCTTCTGGTATGACAAGCCTATCAAGGTGGATGACTCGTATGACTACATCGATAAATTGTGTAGGAATCTCGGAGTGCCCAGCGACGATATGCAGCTGAAGATTCTTGCTTCCAATACCCTTACGGTTGTGCGGAATGGTGTTGACGGAGAGAAAGGTGACAAAGGTGATCCTGGAACAGCCGGAGCTCGCGGCAGCAGCGGTCCTATATGGCGACAGCATGTAGGTTTCGTTTCAGCCACAGCTGATGCGCCTTATCAGTATTATACCGGCAGCAATGACGAAAGATTCCTTGATGTCGTACTTCTTGACAAAGTATGGTATCGCTGCCTTAAGTCTTATAAGTCTACCGGTACGGATGATGTCCGCAATACTACGACCGGCAAAGAGTTCGCTAACTACTGGACCTCTGCCGATATGGCCAACTTCACCTTCATTGCTACGCAGTTCCTGCTTGCCGATAACGCTAAGATTAATCTGTTCGGATCAAATGAGATTAATCTGTACGACGATAACGAAAACGGAACGTTATTCGCATCGTTCAGAGTTCCTAGCAGTAAGAATCAGTTCGAGGGAGATCAAGGCAAGTATGTTTTATGGATAGGCGCAGAAAACCCCGTAAATGCTCCATATTATGTTAGGAAAGATGGTGTTGCGAATATGAACCGCTGTTATTTAGGGCAGGTAGCAGTTGTCAAAAATCGAAATAAGTGGTATTTTGAAGATGCAACAAATGCTGGTATCTACTACGGCGAAGAATATAACGATGGTAGCGAGAATAAGGATGATTTTCATCCGTATACAAGGTCTGTATGGCTTGCTGATAGAGGTTACACCTTTGGCTTATGTGGAGACAATGCTATCTACGAACAAACTGGCTGGGGCGGGTACGTCAAAATGTGGCAGATGAACGGATACGACATAATAGGCGATGATTACAATAAGAAATATCCAAAGCTGAATGAGGCTGCGATAGAGATCCGCAAGAGCCTAAAAGATTTGCCGTCTCAGGTACCTGCATACGACTGCATCGGTATAGATATGTCTGTAATCGGTAATACGAAGGCTGACAGCATCGGTATTGACATTGGGACATTCAACGGCCAGAATAGCATCGGGTTAAGAATTACTAGCAAGGGTGGCACGAAAAACAACCACGCTATACAGATAGAAACTGGCGATATTGCCGGTCTCCGTCCGTATATCCGTGAAGTGAGTGTCAGCACGACGCTCGACATTTACGACCACACCATCTACTGTACGAACAGCGGGGACATCACGTTAACTCTTCCGTCACTCCCAATCAAGGGTCAAGAGTATTTAATTATACAGGGTAACGGCAGAGTCAACATCAATGCTAGCCACGCATTCTTTGGACAAGGTGCAGATGGTAAAAGTAAGTCTTGGTACTCCGGTAGCACTAACCAGTACAGCTGGCTAGTCTTCACCGGAAGTGTATGGGTAGTTCAATATGTTAATCATTAATATAATAAGGTAATAAAAATATGAAACATAACTTAGAAAATGTAGAGGTCTATACCTCAATCGACAAGTCATCTTGCCAGGTAGTGAATCTTCGCAAGAGTATTGCCAACCTTATCTATAACCAGGGTAATGGCCTAGGCTTAGAGGGTACGGCCCTCGCAATGAAGATGTGGAACGGCGATGCCGATACCGAGTATAATGAGCGTGAGATAGAAATCATCCGCGCAACAGTAGAGCGCTGCTGCGCCCCTTGCGTAATCGAAGCCGTAAATCGCATCTTTGGCAGCAAGGAAGAGAATAAATAATTAATGTATTAATTCTAAATTATAAAAGTTATGGGAATCCAAACGAAAAAAATTAGTACCTGGCTCAGCGCAAACGGTCAGGCCGTTACTAACGCAAGTAAAAACTCAATGATCGAGGCTATCAATGCCAACTCATTACAGATGTATGATGGCGTATTCATCATGTATCATCGCCTGAGCGATGGTTTTCCTTTGGCGGTTAGAGTTAGTGACTGGCCTGCGCTTCAGGCAGCCGGACAGATTGCCGATGGTGTGCTGCTCGTGGAGGGTGGTAAGCATGTCGTTATTGCCCCAACAGAAGCTAGCGCAGGTCTTCCATGGAGCTCTAAGCCTACCAAGATTAAAGACTCTAAGGGAAACGATGCAAGCAAAGGTGATGGTGTCCAAATAAGCGGTGTAACCACAACGGGCGACAGATTGACCGCATTTGCCGACTTTACCGGTAAGGCGAACACGGCAGCCATCATCAAGGCGAGCACAACTACGAATATCACCAATACAGCAGATTACGCTCCTGGCTTCTGTAATAAGTATGCGCGCGCTAACGCTAACGGCAAAGGCCTACTAGCAGGCTCATGGTGGCTACCATCTCTCGCGGAACTTGCCTTGATTTGGGCAAACTTCGATAAGGTAAACTATGCCCTGTCTAAGATTACTGGTGCTACTCAGTTACAGAAGACCTGGTACTGGTCTAGCACCCAGTACTCGGCGGATGGCGCTTGGTACTTGAATCTGAGCGGTGGCTACATGGGCACCAGCTGTAAGTTCAGCCAGTTCAGGGTTCGTCCGGTGTCAGCATTTTTATGGTAGTTAGTAGTTAGTTCTTTAATCCTCCCACGCCCTTAGGGGCGTGGGCTCAAGCAAATTCTCATAAAGAAAGGTATTTAAAAATGACAGCAAAGATTGCAAGCAAGACTGAAATATATAGGAAAACAAAGAAGTTCCTGAATGAGGTGATTTACATCATTAAAGATTTTCCGAAAGAACAGAGATATGTGGTTGGAGACAGAATCGAACGTACAGCAATCGATTCTCTTCATATTATCGCAAGAGTCTATATGGGAAGAGATCTAAAGGCGAGAATCGCCGATATGGTCGAACTGCAATCTAACCTGGAATTACTGAATACTCTGATTGAGATAGCTGGAGAACATCAGTGGATAAAAGGCAAGGGTAAGTTAGCTAACTTACTCCTGCTGATGGATAGCATAGGACGGCAAAGTACAGCATGGAAGGGTTCGCTTATCAAAGCCTTAAAAAGGTCAGAGAGTGAACGTAGTCAGAGCTAGGGAGGTAAGTCCAAACTAGGAGAACTGTCTTCTTGATAAATGGGCCACAACCATCATGCATGGTAAAGAATAAGATATGTGGCGTTAACCCAGAACTCGGCGGATAACGCTTGGAACTTGAATCTGAGCGATGGCAACATGAACACCAACTATAAGTTCAACCAGAACAGAGTTCGTCCGGTGTCAGCATTAATTAGGAAGACGTATTCATATAAAATAAAAATGATAGATTTCGAAACGATTCTAGAAGCATATTTCGACTGCCGGAAAAGAAAACGGAGCACAGTCGGCGCTACGGAGTTCGAGCTTAATTACGTTCACAATCTCGTTGAACTGATGAATGAAGTTAACTCGCGTCAGTATAGGATCGGAAAGTCTATCTGCTTTGTCGTCCGCTATCCTCGCTATCGCGAAGTGTTCGCAGGCGATTTCCGAGACCGCATCATTCATCACTATATCGCGCTGAGACTTGAACCGCTTTTAGAGCAGATATTCTGCGACAGAACGTATAACTGCCGCAAAGGTAAAGGTCAGCTTGCTGGCGTCACTCAACTGGCGGAAGACATACGCGAAGAGAGCGGGAATTATACCCAGGATGCCTATGTGATGAAGGTTGATCTGAAGGGATTCTTTATGAGTATCATCAAGTCGAAGTTGGCGAAGATGATAGATGATTTTATCGTCGAACACTATGAAGGTGATGATAAAGAGGATCTCAGATGGTTGTGTAAACTTGTCATTATGCACAGGCCTGAACTGAACTGTGAGCGAAGGAGTCCTCTATGGATGTGGAATCATATCCCTAAAGAGAAGTCTCTATTCACTAACGGTGAAGACAGAGGTATCGCTATCGGTAATTTGTTCGCTCAGCTGTTCGCCAACTTCTTGCTGAATACTATCGACTGGAAGATTGATGCGGTATGCGTAAGACATGACAGGTATGTGGATGATATATCTTTCGTAAGCAGGGATAAAGCGAAGTTGCTGGCCATTATTCCTATGTTGAGGGAAGAACTAGGAAAGCTAGGATTGAGGCTTAACGAGAAGAAAACCTATATTCAGCACTACTCTAAGGGAGTCAAGTTTACGGGTGCTATCATTAAACCTGGCAGAATTTATGTAGCCAATCATACCGTCAATAGTTTTGCACTAGCCGTAAGAAGATTAGGAAGGGCCGCAGAAAATGGAGTGATAGATGATATGGTCAAGGAAATAGCTTCAGTCAACTCGTATCTCGGCATCATGTCGCATTACAATGAATATGCGACTAAGAGAAGAATTATGGCTCAACTCCCGCCAAAGTTTTATGAGTACTGCTATATTGAAGGGCACTTCGAGGTTGTGAAACTGAAATATAAATACACAGAAAAGGCGATTTATATGAATATCGCCAAAAATATAATGAATAAGAGAGATGAAAGATTTGAAGAGAATACCTACAGAACGGGAGATAAGCTCGCTTCTTGATAAAGGCTATGAGCTTGAGATGTATATCATCGACGGGTGTATACATGTAGAGTGTTATCCAGGCGATTCTGTAGGATAGTAGGATTGTAGGAGAAGAAATCTCCTACAATCATTACATTAAAATACACCTTCATAGTCGATAAGTGCGCTGTTTGCTTCTTTGCACTCCTGTGGCGTATATATATTGGTAATATCGACAGACGAATGTCTCGCCTGATCTCTAACAGACAGAAGGTCTGTTTTAGATTTTATCATATTAGTTATACCAGTATCTTTGAGACTATAAAACTTATACGAAGCATTCAGATTTAATGCTTTTCTGACGTTTTTGTCCCAATATAGTGAGAAGGTCCTAGCCTTCAGCGCTTCTAATCCTGGCCGAAAATTATTACCGAAAATATAGTAATTCTGAGGTCTGGAGAATATACCCAACTCTTTCATCAGCTCAATAACGTGGTTCGGGATGGTAACAACGGCATCTCGACCATTTTTAGTGTTAGCCCCGCTTAGAGAGAGCGTCTTATTCTTTACCGATACGTCTCTGATTCGTAGACTGCACATTTCTCCAGGGCGGACGAACAGATAGTGGAGAAAATAGCATGCAAGCAGGAAGTGTTTGTTTTCTTTCTCAAGGTATGATTTAAGCTGTCGCAGAACATCGTTAGGTATAACGTCTCGATTTTTATGCTTCAGTTTCGTCGTTGCATTAATGCCGTCAGTCGGATTTTTCTGAACATATCCTCGTTCAACAAGATAACTGGAGAAAGACTTTAGCCAGCCAATATAATTATTTCTTGTTCTTATGCCATTGTTTCTTCCAACAAGCACGTAATCTAGAAATTTACTGATTAGGGTTTTATTGAACTGATATATATAAGTAATATGTTCGTCGCCGTTTAACCACTTTTGCAGGAAGTCTAATTTACCCTCATAGTTGCGCAGAGTTCCAGGCTTCAGCCCACCTTCTTTTACCATTTTCGCTAGATATACTCTGTATTTACTGCATACATCTGCAAATAACGCATACTCTTCCTGATTAGATTCTTCTATCCATGGATTCCACCCTTCAAGAAGTTTTTGGGTAATACGCTTAATAAGAGCTTCGCCGTACACCCGCTGATTTCGCTTGCCCTTTATATGCCCGAGCATAATCTTCTTTAAGCGCAACTTCCCGTAGCAAGGATCGAAAACTTTAAAGGAAACGTAGCATTCAGAGGCCTGATGCAGCTTTGGAGTAGTCCACCCAATAATCTTTTGGATGTTCTCTTTGTTTTTACAAACATAATTTTTTTTGGTCATTTCTCTAATTTTCTTCGTGAAATGCCCTAGTTAATATTACTATACCTTATTATATATATAACGCATCATTCGAAGATATATTTCATGAATCCGTCTTTTTTTATGTTATTGCATTACTACAATCAAACAAAACAATAATATCGCCTATATGCGTAGTTCTCTATACCTTCGCCGATTTTTCGCCGACTAAGTTAGTTTTATTTTGTTTTTATTTCTTGATTATCAAATAGTTATGCTGTTTTTAGAAAAAAATAACCGGTTTTTTCAATCGTAAGGATTAAACCTTTTAGGATATTTTTCGTCTATATAATAAAGTAAAAAAGAAAGGAATAAGATATATGTTAAAAGAAGACAATATATTAAATAGCCGTTTTGGTAAGAAAAACCATTTCCAGGTGCCGGCTGGTTATTTTGACCAGCTTACTGATAGGGTGATGGCAAAATTGCCGGAGCAGGAACCCCGCATCATTCACATGCAGCCTAGCCTGTGGCAGCGTATGCCGCTTAGAAAAATTGCAGCGGCTGTTGCTGTATTAGCTGTGATGGGAGGTGGCTCGGTCGTAGCGCTGAAATATATGGGAAGCAGCAAGCCTGCTATGGCCCATGTGGACCACATGGTTCAGAAAGGTGCTGTGAATAATAATGAGGATGCTACTTTTAATGAGATGGCCGATTATACGATGATGGATAATGAAACTATCTATGCATCGCTGATTGCAGAAAATTAATGGTTGGTATTTCTTTTTGTCTACAGATAAAGATTTAAAAATAAAGATAAGGTATGATAAAGATAATGCAACATAGGTTTCTTGCGCTTTTAGCTATACTGATGATTAGTTTGGTTTCGCTTGCTTCACAGCCTCAAGGTAGAAAACATCATGGTGGATTCGATCCAAAAAGGTTTCAGGCAGAACTGGAACAATTTATTACGACTAATGCTTGTCTTACGCCGAGTGAAGCTGCTAAATTCTTCCCGGTTTATCGACAGATGGGCAAGAAAATGCGTATGATATTCGATGAAATGCGTCGCACCCGTCATGTGAATCCGAATGATAATGAGGCTTGTGCCGAATCTATCAGAAGACAGGATGAGTTGGATATTCAGCTGAAACAGTTGCAGCAAGAGTATCATTCTAGATTTATGACCATCTTGTCACCTAAAAAGGTGTTTAGTGTTATTAAGGCTGAGGAACGTTTTCATCGTCAAGCTTTCAAACGAATGAAGAAATAAATCTCTAAAAAAGCAGAGATAAAACCATTTAATATGTATATCTGTGACTTTTGGTCACATTAATAGGGTCGCGAAGATATTTTTAATAATATTTTCGCGATTTTATTTTGTCCTTTCCGTTATTTGTTGTACTTTTGCACATTGGAAAATAATATTATAATATAATAAGGTATGTACAGAAGTAACACATGTGGAGAGTTACGTCTCTCTGATGCTGGCAAGGAAGTGACACTTGCTGGTTGGGTACAGCGCTCAAGAAAGATGGGTGGTATGACATTCGTCGATTTGCGCGACCGTTATGGTATCACACAGTTGGTCTTCAACGAGGCTGATAACAAAGACTTGTGTGATGCAGC